CCTCGAGGCCGCTCGCCTCTACCGAGCGAAGCGCGAACGCCTCGCCGCCGATCCGGCCCACGCAGCCGCGGAAACGGCGCGCCTCGACGAATGGATCCGCCGCGTGATTGCCGTGAAGGAGCACGACGGCAGCTCGGCCGCGACCGTCGAGGTGTACCGGACGAAGCTCGGCCACTGGCTGCGGCTCGCGCCTGACGCCATGCTTGCGGAGGTCGACCCTGGTTTCGTTGATGCCTTCGTCGCGCAGCGCCGCAGCGAGGAGGTGTCGGACCACACAATCAGCAAAGAGGTCACGCATCTGTGCACCGTGCTGAAGGCAGCCAAGCGCGCGGGCTGCTACCCGGGTGACATTGCGACGCTGCGCCCGCCGTCGCTCCATGCCGGCTACAAGCCCCGCAAACGCGCCCTGACCCGCGAGGAGGTCGTGGCGCTCATGGCCGAGCTGAAGCCCGAGCTGGCGGCGCTGGTGGCCATCTGCGTGTCTCTTGGCTGCCGACTGTCCGAGGCCTATCGTTTGCAGCCGTCCGACATTGGACCGAACAGCGTCCACATTCGAGGAACGAAGACCGACGAAGCTGACCGCCATGTCCCGATCCTTTCCGTGTTTCGGGCTCTCCTTGCCGAGGGAGCGCGTCACCTCCCCCTCGGAGCTGAGCCGAATAATCTTCGCCGAGATATCGCGGCAGCTTGCCGCAGAGCCGGAATCACCAGCGCTACCCCCAACGACCTACGACGTACGCATGCCACGCTCCTGGCCAGTGCTGGAGTTGATCGGGACGTCACAAGAAGGCTCCTCGGGCACACCACCACCCGACTCGTCGACACGGTCTATGGGCACCCAACCACCGAAGCCCTAGGCGCGCTCGCGGAAGCGAAGCTACTGACCGCGGCGCCGTTACAGGGACGCGACAGCTCCGCGAAAACACCGGCCAGCGCCAACGCTAATCCGGCAGAAAAACCCGGAGCCGATTTCGAGATTCGAACTCGAGACCTGCGGTTTACGAAACCGGTATCGAATGCGCTAGGTAGCGGTGTTTCGCGGGAAACATCGGGTTTAAACAGGGTAGACGCGGCTGGATTAGGCCAGTTTCACCCTAGCGGCGCTACACGGACGCTACAATACATTCGGGGGTTGGTCGATGCTCGGTTGAGCTGGGGCGAGCGCAACCGGTTGGGTGATTTCGACGGGAGGCGGGCGCTATGATCTGGCTCGAGGTCCAGCGGCGTTCAGGCATCGACCGTCGTGACATCACCGTGAGTGGAGGCGCGGGAGTCGCAGATGGCGAATGCCCAGGGTGCGGCTGCTCCCCGTTCTTCGTCGCTGGCAGCGGGGCCGAGCAGCTGGACGCAGGACGCACCCGCGCCAATGGCCGGTGCCTCTCGTGCGCTGACCCCGTTGGCTACATCTACGCGGAGCCGGACACCATCTTCGGAGCCGAAGAGGATCGCGCCGTCCTGAGCTTCGGGCGTGCGCGGGTTTACGGCGGAGGGATTCGCCCGTGACCCGCTTTTTTTTGGCCAAAAATACTGAACGTAAGTTCGTCGCGCACATTGCCGCCACGGGGGCATCGAAGTGACCGCGGCGCGTCGGTTCTACTCGGACATCACCGTGCGCCAAGAGGCGGACGCGGTCTGCTTCCGCTTCGAGCGCGGCGAAGAGGGCGTGAGCGACGTTGCCGAGGTGTGGATCTCCGTGTCGACGGCCGCGCACGCTGCGGCGGCGCTACTCGAGGCGGGACTTGGTTACGACCGAGCGTGCCGCGTCGAGCAAAGGCTGCGCGAGGAGTTCGAACGAAAGCAGGGCTACCTGCCCGAGGCTGAGCGGGTGGATTTCGACGTGGTGATTCCCAATGGATAACGTGACGATTCAAAACATCGGTAGCGGCGCGACCAAGGTGTGTGAGTTTTGCGGCTTCCTAGCGCGAGGAGGCTGGTTCCAGGTGCGCTATCCGGGGGGCGCTGGGCTGTGGGCTTTCTCGCTGCGACACGGTTTGATGGAGGCGAAGCGCGGTGAGCACGCGAAGTGGCGTATCGATGCTGAACAGCTCGAGACTTTGCGAGCAGAGGCGCGCGCGGCGCGTATCAAGTTCTCGGTAGAGACAAAGCGAGCGAGTCGAAAGGCGCGACCTAGGCGCCCGGCGGAAGGTGTAGCTCAGCGCCAGACCGAGATGTGGTGATGCAACGCGCGCCGAAAAAACCCGCGGAAAGGCCGCGAATTTTGATCGACCAACGCGAGCAGGCCCCGCTCACCTTTTGCGACACATTCACGGTCGAGCGCGTGTTGCTCCCGGTCGGCGACTACTCGCTTGCCGGAGCGACCGACACAGTCGCCATCGAGCGCAAGCGCAACGGTGAGCTGCAATCGTGCTGCGGCACGGACCGCGATCGCTTCATCGCGCAGATCGAACGCATGCGCGAATACCCGGTCAGGTGGCTCGTCATCGAGTGCACGATGGATGATGTGGTGCTCGGTCTCAATCGCAGCGCTATCAACCCGATGAGTGTGCTCGGGACGCTCATCAAGTTTGGCAGCGATTGGAACATCCCGACGATGCTGTGCGGCGATGCGCGGAATGCGTCGCTGTTCGTCGAGCGGATCATGTTGCGCGAATGGAAGAGGCTTCAGGAAAAGGCGAAAGCCGAAGTGAGGGAGAGCGCGTGATGGCGAAGTGTGAATGTTGCGGCGGTTTAAAGGACTCGGTAGGTGAGTTTGCTGGGGACGTGCCGGATACAGAGGGTCTAAGGGGCGCTTTGTTTTCTCTCGACTGCGTGAACTTTTATGGCCAGCAGGGGGTAGCCAACCGCATCCGCTCCCGCCGCGCCAAGGCGGAGCAGCCGCGCGACACCATCCCCGCGCCGCCGATCGAGTGGGCGGAATCCGTTCACCCCGACGCGCAACCCTACGTGCTGCCGCCGCAGAAGCAGTGCCGCGAGTGCAGCCGACCCGAGCGCCCGATTACCGCGACGCATGACTGGTTCTGCGTGTACTGCAATCACTCGAAGGAGGGCGGAATCCATATTTCGCAGACAGGCGCTGACGCAATCACCGCAGCGGCGATGCTCAACGAGGAGACGCATCCGGGCGAAGCCGCTGCCCGCGCTCGCATGTCCGCCGCCGACCGCAAAGCAACGCCTCGAGCCACAGCGGAGAGCCGCATGCTGGCGTTGCCTCACCCTTGGGAGTGCGGCGGGGAGGATGAGCCGTGAAGCGCGTGCTCGACCCGAATCGCCCGAAGGTCCCCGAGATGATGCCGATCGTGCGCAGAATCTACGCGCGCCACGCTGCTGGCTGCTGCTGGCATGTGGTGCTCGATGACGGGAACTACGCCTCGGCTAAGTTCTGTATCGAGTTTGCTCGCAAGGAAGGTCACCCCGACTGCTGCGCTCTGGCTGACCTGGTCGAGCGTGGCGTAACGCAGAGTCAGCTCGCGAAACTGGCGAGGAATCACCGCGAGTGAACGCCCCCATCGTCCACCGCGACCCGCTCCTCGCCGGGTACCGCGCGTGTCGCTTCTACGCGATGCGCCGCGCGTGCCTCGCGCTCGCGGAGCTGCTGCGCGCCACCGCATATGACGGCGCCCAGATGCAAGAATTGCTGCTTGTGTGGCTGAAGCTGTACGACGCCGCGATCGTCGTCGCGTACGGCCACGCGCTCGCCTGCTGCAATGACCCGCGCCGTGCGTATCGCGTGTTTTGCGAGCGCGCCGTGCAGGAGCAGCTGCGGGAAAACGTGCAGCGCATGGCGGTGGACATTGTCGGGGAGCCGCGGAACGAGCCGCGCGGGTCGACGTTCGAAGAGCGCGTGTTGGATGACATTGAGTTTGCGAAAGTGAGGGTTGCGTAGATGGCTTTCACGGGTGCTTACAGCTCGTCTGAGCGAAACGAGATTTGTCGACTGATCCGCTCCTGTTACGGCGTATCCGCTCACGAGGCTGTTAGGCTCATGCGGCTCTACTCGGACAACCTTGACGCGGTTTTGGATACCTTGGGTGAATCCGACGATTCGCCGCCAGTGAGTCAAATGGCGTTCGACCCAGCGAAGCAGACCAAATTCGGGTGGCGCCATGACCGCTGACATGCGCACGCCGCGGGCCGCGCGACAGGTCGCAGATTGCCGCCCGGTCGCGGCGCTCTACATCGACCCGCGGGGGCCGTATCCGAAGATGGCATATGGGCCTGAGGAGCTGTTCCTCGCGGATGGTCTCGTTAGCGCTTTTGATCCGCTCCACGTCGACTGCTGGGACGAGTCCCGCGACGCTCGCAAGTACGACGGCCCGCACCCGATCGTAGCGCACCCACCGTGTGGCCCGTGGGGTCGACTGCGGCACCTGTACAAGGGCAGTGAGCACGACTGCGCGCCGCGAGCCGTCGAGCAGGTGCGGCGGTGGGGTGGCGTTCTAGAGCATCCGGCGGGGTCGCTGCTTTGGCACAACGGACGGCCGTGCCCTAACACCGCGAGCGGTGCGCACTGTGAGCACGCGGCAGAAGATGGCGGTCCTTGCTGCAAGTGCGGCTGGGAGCATCTTCCGTACTCAGACCATGCCGAAGACTCGTTCGGCGGCTACACCATCGAAGTCGACCAATGCGAATGGGGCCACGTCGCCCGCAAGCGCACGTGGCTCTACCTCGTCGGCGTGCCGCGTGAGGCGCTCGAAGCGCCGCCGTTCCCTGACGCTGTTGCCACGCACCGGGTAACAAACGGCTCCCGAGGGCGCACGGAGCTGCCTCGCTGCTCAGCGTTCGCTGCGCGCGCAACGCCCCCGCTATTCGCTGAGTATCTCGTGAGGCTCGCACGCGCCGCGGTGAAGCCATGACCGCGCCGAAGCCCCGCGCCGAACTGCTCCGCCATCGACACGACGACGCGACCGAAAAACAGTGCCGCGTGTGCCGCAAGTGGAAGCCGCGCAAGAGCGGATTCTACGCACGCAGCTGCGCCCCCGATGGGCTGCAAACCATCTGCAAAGCCTGCGACAACGCCCGCTCAAGCAAGCGCTCCGAGTACCCCGAGGGCGACCGGCCGAGCGCCTGCAAGCGGGGCAAATTCTGCAACGAGTGCGGCGGGCTCCCCCATCGCGTCGAGGGCAAACGCTGCCGCCGCTGCGGGCTCGCGTTCACCGAAGAGGCGCCACCCGAGCTCGAGCTCCGCCGGTTCGACGACATTCGCGCGCGCCGCTGAGGCCCGATGCCTGACGAATTCGAGTGGGCCGTCATCGACGGGAGCGGCGCTGTCTGCGGGGTTCGCCGCACCGAAGGCGACGCGCGCGCCCTCGCTCGGATGCTGACTGCCACTTCGCCGCAACGCGGGCCCTACACGTGGAAGAGGAACCAATGAGCGATCCCATCGACTTGGACAAGGCGCGCGCAAAGAAGTCGAAGGCGAAGCGTTCGGCGCACAACATCCCCAACACCGAATGGGGGCTCGAGCTCCGGTGCGACCAGGACGGTCGGGTCACGCCCGACGTGGGGAATGCGACCATCATCCTCGCCAATCACCGCGAGTGGGCCGGCGCGCTCACGTACGACGACTTCGCCGACCGCATCTATTGGTCCGCGGACGCGCCGCGCATCGCCGGCATGGATCGCCCACTCAAGGGCCAGGAGGTTGCCGACCACCACGCGACGTTCGTCCACCACTGGTTTGCCCGCCGCAAGGGCATCACGCTCAAGAAGGGGGCCGTGCAGGACGCCATGGTGTCGGCCGCGCGCCTGCGCACCGTGCATCCGCTCCGCGAATACCTGAGCGGGCTCAAATGGGACGGCACCAAGCGCCTCGGCTCGTGGCTCACTGCCTACCTCGGCACACCGCTCTCGCGCTACTCGGTCGCGGTCGGCCGCTGGTGGATGATCAGCGCCATCGCGCGCGTCATGCGCCCAGGCTGCCAAGCCGACCACATGCTCGTGCTCGAGGGCGCCCAGGGCTTGGGCAAGAGCTCGGCGCTGCGAATTCTAGCCGGCGACTTCTACCTGCCGAGCCTCCCGGACATCAAGAACTCGGCCGCCGGCCACATGCTGCAGGGCAATTGGATTGCCGAAATCGGCGAGCTCGATGCGCTCCGCCGGCAGGAGCTCACGACGGTCAAGGACTTCCTGACGCGCACCGTCGACAAGTACCGCCCACCCTACGGCCGGTTCCAGGTCACGCGCCCGCGTCAGATGGTGTTCGCCGCGACGACCAACGAGGAGGCCTACTTGCACGACGCCAGCGGCGGCCGGCGTTTCTGGCCGGTGGTCACGCACAAGCTCGAGAGGGATGCCCTCGAGCGCGACCGCGACCAGCTCTGGGCCGAGGCAAGGGTTGCGTTCGAAGCGGGCGAGCATTGGTGGCCGAGCGACGAACTCAACCCGGAGATCCGCGAGGAACAGGCGGCGCGCCATGCCAGCGACGAGTGGGAGGGAAAAATCGCGGAGTGGGTAGTCGCCAAGGCTCGCACCGGTTTTTCAATCGGCGACGTGCTGCAGAGCTGCATGGGGCTCGACGCTGGGAAATGGACACGAGCCGACCAGACGCGAGTCGGTATGTGCCTGAAAGTGCTCGGATACGAGTGGCGCCGGCAGCGTGTAGAAGGTTCCGAACCGACCAAACGCTACTACCCCCTGCGGCAGCAGCCGTGCTTACCTGGCTCGGAGTAGGTGTGCACCGGATATGTGCCTAGAATCAATCAGGAATATGGTCGCCGTGTACACTGTGCACTCCCAGAATCAAATTCCCGAAACCTCTACCGTCTCAACGTCCTGACCTTCTATCTAGTATACACAGGTATACACAGGTATATTATGTATAGTAATAACAATATGTTAGCCCGTGCGCACCGTGGTTTTCAGGCGGTGCACACAGGTCGACACAGGTAGGCACATGCGGGAATTCATGGAGCAGTTGGCAGAGCAGGTCTTGCGAATTCTTCGAGAGGATTCCGATGTGCGAGCAGTGGTTTTCCGGTCAATGTCACGGAAGTGGTTCCAGTGGCGGGCGACCGCTTACTAACCCCTCGCGCGCGCGCGGGCGCGTATCCCGACGCGGCGGCATCCGCCAGTTGACCACGCTGCCCCAGTGGCTAGCTTGAATATGTGAGCGGCGACGTTCACGGACAGGCCGGAAAGCGACGGCAGGTGCTCACCAGGTCGACCAAAGCGACCGAAGACAGCTGGAAAGACAGCCGGAGCAGCAAGGGTAGGAAGTAGGAACCCAAGGTCAGGCAGGCGCGACGGCGCAGCTAGCGTGTGGTCGGCGAATCAGGCCCACTCCGATGGCTCCGCACCGCAAGGTCCGGGGCCTTTGGCGTCATGAGGGCTTGGTTCGGCATGCTTCCGTTGTTGCTGCTCCTGGGCATCGCGTGCTCGTCGGCAACCAGGGAGCCTGCAGGAGGCGCTCAGCCGGACGCGGGCACCTCAGGGTCATCCGGAGCGCCAAACGCAGCTGGCGGGCATCCTGGCGCGAGCGCGTGGCAAGCTGGGAACGGCGGCGCGACGGTAACGGGCGGACAGGCGGGAGTCGGTGGACAGACGCCGGAAGCGGCGGGCGCCTCCGGCGCGGCTGGCTCGCCCGAAGCCGCTGACGCCGGGCCGACCTGGCCAGACTGCGCGGGCACATGGGCGATTTGCGACGGCCCCGACGCGGACGGCAAGCCGATCGGCTACGGCTACGCCTGCCAGGTCCCTACCGGATACGGCACGCACTACCAGATGGCGTGCCAATTCTACTGCGACACCGACGCGAACACGGGCACGCTGGACCCGGATCGGCAAACGCGCTGCGAGGCGGCAGGCGGTCAATGCGCCTGCTTGTCGCTTGGCACGCTCGATGACGCTGGCAATGTCGACGACTCCGGCCCCTGCTCGAACCGATACCAGTGTCAGCCGCGCGCGACTGTGCCATAATGCGCCATGTCGTCGCGTGTGACATTCGAGTCGCTGGCGAATGAAACCGACCCGCTGGTCGTCAAGCGTGGGCTGCTCCGCACGCTGGATTCGCTGTTCGACGAGTGCGCCAATCGGACGCGCGTGAGCAAGGCCGGCGTCGCGTATGCGGACCCGGACAGCAACGGCGCAGCCAAAGCGACTGAGCTCGCGGCAAGAATTCTCGGCGCAATCGGCATGGACCCGAGCGTGCTCATTCAATTCCGTAACGACACGGAAAAGCTAGTGAAAAGAGCAGGAGCCGTGCTGCGCGAGCGCGAGGCTGAAGCGCTACCGTCCCGAGCCGCCGAATAATTCCACTTGGCACATTTGTGCCACTGGTGGCACATTCTGTCCCGTGGGCCTGCTGAGTCGCTACACGCTGCAATTCCGTTCGCCGGCTTTCAACCAGTCGGGGATCGTGCTGGGCAGCGACGTGGCGGTAGCGGGCGCGCGCGACGGCGAACTGGACCGCGGCAAGGTCGAGCGAATCGAGCACTGTGGCACGCATGTGCGTGTTTGGGTGCGTCACGCCGACAGAGTGGCCGTTTGGCGCCTCCCGGGCGGCGGCGAAGGCGAGGAATTGGTCGATGGAGAAAATTCGAGCGTACGCGGACAACGTGGTGCTGAGGTTCGTCCCGAGGCCGACGACGGCACTGGGCGGACTGATTCACCTGCCGCAGCAGGTCACGGAGAGCCGAGTCGGGACACGGGAAGCGGAAGTGCTGGCGGTGGGCCCGGGCCACTGGATGCGGTCGGGCCAATTCCGCCAAAACGTGGTCCAGGTCGGCCAAAGGGTTCTGGTCGACGCGCTGGCGGGCCAAAATTATGACCTCGACCTGAGCGTTCCGCGGCACAACAAGCCCGCGGAGTGGGGTGACGAGCGCGGGGAGTTTCGCGTCGTGCGCGAGGACGAGATTCTGGCGGTCATCGAGCGCGATGCCGAGCCGGAGGCGGCGGAGTGAATCTCGACCCGCGCCCGTACGCCGCGTGGAAGCGCAGCAGCCGCCCGCGCCGCGGGCCACTGCGCCGCGCAACCCTTTCCAGCCATGCGCTGGCCGTGATGGTCGCCGCGTGGCGCCACAAACCGCTCATCCCGAACAGGAACCTCCATGCCTGACGAAGATCACACCCCAGTCGACGGCCCCGAAACCAATCCGGCGCCGCCGCCCGACGTGAGCTGGCACACGTTCCGCCTGCGCAAACTGAACGTCGCGACCACGGCCGTCAACGGCAAGTACTGCCGCGTGTCCGAAATCGGCGAGGGCTACCACGCGGTCGAAGTCGAAGGGCTCGAGCCCGTGATCACCGAAGAGCAATTCGGCATTTGCCAGAACATGGCGGAGCTGAGCGCGCTCGCGGGGCGCCCGGTGCGGCGGTTCGTCGCGGCGGACGGGGAAGCGACCTACCGATGACCTCTCGGGACTTTTGCTTTTGGCTGCAGGGGTATCTCGAGCTGAGAGCCAATAAAGACGCAAGTCTGTCGACGGAGCAGGCACGGTGCATCGCGAGCCACCTAGCCCTGGTGTTCACGCATGACATCGACCCGAGCATGGGCGCGCCTGCGCATCAGGCGAAGCTGAATGAAATTCACTCAGCGCAATCGAATCAGGTCGCCGAAACCAACCACCTGACGATCGGTGGCTCTGGCCCGACTATGCGCTGCTAATGACCACGCTGGCCGAGCTCGAGCAGCTGCAAGCCGTCAACCCGGTGGCAGCAGCTCGACTCGCGCAGCAAATCCTCGACGAGGAGAGCGACGACGGCGAGGAGAAAAGCCTCACGCTCTACAGCCCGCACCGACCGCACGCGAAGCAACAGCAGTTCCTTGACCTCGACTGCAGTGAGGCGCTGTACGGCGGCGCGGCCGGCGGCGGCAAGTCCGATGCGCTGCTCATGGCGGCACTGAAATATGTGCACCAGCCGCGCTACTCGGCGATCCTGTTCCGTCGCACGTTCACCGAGCTCGCGCTGCCCGGGGCCATCATGGACAGGTCGCATGAGTGGCTTCGGGGCACGCGCGCGCACTGGAATGGGACTGAACATTGCTGGAAATTCCCAACCGACGGCGCGCCCTCGACTCTCACGTTCGGCTACCTCGACTCCGCTACCGATCACATGCGGTACCAGTCGAGCGAGTTCCAATTCATCGGGTTCGACGAACTCACGCACTTTCGCGAGAAGCAGTATCGGTACCTGTTCAGTCGCCGGCGCCGCCTGATTGGCTCGGATATACCGGCGCGCTCGCGTGGCGCAACCAACCCGGGCGGCGCTGGACACGACTGGGTGAAGGAGCGCTTCGGCATCCCGGATACGGTCGATTTCTCGCTCGTGTACAATTCGCAAGGGCGCGTGTTCGTGCCGGCGTCGCTGCGCGATAACCCGTCGCTCGACGCTGACGACTATCTATCCGCTCTCTCCGAACTCGACGCGACCGCGCGCGCCCAGCTCGAGTCAGGCCAGTGGGTAAGAGACACGGACGGGCTCGTGTACCGCGAGTTCGATCGCTCGCGGAACATTGTGCCCCAGCTACCGCAGCTCCCCGCCGGCGAGAGCTGGAAGCGCATACTATCGTGTGATTTCGGAGTGGTCGACCCAACCGCGTTCTGCGAACTGGCGTTCAACCGCTACGTGCGCGAAGTGTACGTCACGCGCTCCGAGCAGTGGGCGGACCGCTCCCCGAGCGAGATGGCCGAGGAGGCCATCCAATGGGGAAAGGACTGCGGCGGCTACGAGCAAGTGATCGGCGACGTGGGCGGGCTCGGCAAGGCATTCGAGAAAGAGTGGATGCAGCGATTCCGGCTGCCGCTAACGCCTGCCGAGAAAACAAGCAAGCTCGGTTTCATCAAGCTCATCAACGGCGACATGCGCGCGCGCAAGCTGCTCGTGCTCGACGGGCCGAATACGGATCTAACCGATAATATCGGCGTGCTCAGCTGGGACGACGGCGCGACGCGCGAGAATCAGGACCAGCCGAACCACCTTACCGACGCCCTGCTCTACGGGTGGCGCGCGAGCCGGCACTACGCGGCGAAGGACGCGCCGAGCATGCCCGCGTACGGCTCGGCCGATTGGCTCAAGAGGCAGACCGACGAGGAGCGTGAAAAGGCGTTCGCGGCGACGCGGAAGCGCGTGACGAAGGCGACGCGGAGCCTCAGCGATCGGCAGTTGATCGCGAAGATTGCGAGGATGTGAGATGGCCGCACCGGAAACGAATTTGAACCGCCCGCGCGTACTGAGGATGCTTGATCGGCAAAGGGAACTGCAGAGCCTATTGGAAATGTTGCAGGTTGGCAGCGTCAAGCACTTGCAGGTATCGAATCATCTTCGAGCGCTATCGCGTCGCCTAGAAAAGCTACACCCGAAGGCGCAGCGAAATGGCGGGTAGAACATCAGATGATCTGCTGCAGGAGGCCTACGAGGAGCTCGGTAAAGCTGAAGAAGCCCTGGGTGATCTTGCTAAGGAGAACGCTCGTTTGCTTGAGCTACTGCGTGACGCTGATGCTCTATGCGCGGAGCAAAGCGTTGAGGTTGCCGCGGCGCGCAGGGTACGCAATGAGTTGGATGAGGCTCGCGCGCATATCGCTAAGCTCTCTAGCGGCGAGGCCGAAAAGGCGCGCGAAAAGGTTCGCTTGCTGAATATCGAGATCGGTGGCCTAGAGAGAGAGCTGTGGACAGCAAAGGATCGCCTGTTCTCCCACCTTTACCCGAGGCGCCACGTAATCACTGACAAGTACGAACGGCTACTGTCACGGTATCTGGGGACTGGCCCCTGGCGCTGGCGGGGGCGTCGTCTTTACTGGTCATGGGCGAGCTGATGGCCGTCACCGCGAACGAACGCCAATCCTACGCCACGGTGCCGCGCCGCTGGTGGGCCATCGAAGACGCCGAGGACATGGGTTCGGAGGTGTTTCGCATCGGCTCCGCGCTCGAGCGCGACCAGGCCGGCCGCCGCGCGCGCTGGCTTTCGTGCATCACCGCCTACGAGGGGCGCACGCTTGACTCGCTCTACGCCGACTCCTACTCGCGCTCCGAGCCACGTGAGGACCTGACCTACAATCTGCACCGGCGTGGCGTTCACACGGCGGTCGCGCAGATTGCCGGCCGCCAGAAGCCCAAGGCGCAGTTCCAAACGAGCGGCGCCGACTGGAGCACCCAGCGGCGCGCGCGCAAGCTCGACAAGATTTGCGAATCGCAGCTCACCCAGCGTCAGGGTCGCTACCAAAACGGGTGGGAGCTGATGGCGACGGTGCTCCGGGATGCCGCGATCGGCGGCGACGGCGTGGTCAAGGTGTATGCCGCGGGCAACCGCGTCGTGTACGAGCGCAAGCGCGCGCACGAGCTCTACGTCGACCCGCTCGAAGCGCAGAGCGGCGACCCGCAAAACCTGTTCGATGTCTACAAAATGGAGGTCGACAAGGCGATCGAAGAATTCTGTAACGAGCCGAACGACGAAGAGGGCAACCGCCTGCGCAAGCTCGCGCTCGAGTCGGCGCCCGACGTGCCGGTCGAGGGGCAGACGTTCGCGCAGCAGGCCCCGCGCGTCACGAAATCGGTGCGCATCGTCGAGGCGTGGCGCTTACCGCCGAACGAGGGCGAGCCCGGGAAACACGTGTTCGCGATGCAGGGCAAGCTGCTCTACGCGGAGGATTGGGAGCGGCCGAGCTTCCCATTCGTGTTTTTGCGCTGGGCTCCCGAGCAGGATGGTTTCTGGTCGCAGGGGCTCGTCGAAGAGGGCGCGAGCATCGCCGAAGAGGTGAACAAGGGCGCGCGCCGGCTGTCCACGCGCGTGCGGCTCTGCGCGCAGAAGAGAACCTACTACATCGAAGGCTCGTGCGATGAGGAGGCGCTACAGGCCAACGATGACGAGGTGCTCGTCCCCGTCGTGCCCGGGTTCACGATGCCCCAGGAGTCCGTCGTGGCGCCGTTCACACCGGCCGAGCAGCAGTGGCTCGAGTCGAATTACCAGAAGTATTTCGACCTGACCGGTGTTTCGCAGCAGGCCGCCACGTCGCGCAAAGAACCCGGCGTCAATGCCGCGGTCGCGATGCGTACACTGAACGACCTCAACACCGTGAACCTGTCCATGCAGGCGCGGATGTACGAGCAGGCGTTCGTCGACCTGGCCAATCTCACCGTCACGTGCATGCGCGAGGTCGCGACCTCGAAGCGCGGCTTCACCGTGAAGTGGCGCGGCAAGTTTTTCCTCGACGAAATCAAGTGGAGCGACGCGCGCCTCGAGGACGACATGTACGAGATCTCGGTCGCGCCAGCCTCGTCGCTGCCGAACGACCCCGCGGGGCGGCTCGAGATGGTGCAGGAGCTGTTTTCGGCCGGCGTCATCACACCGATCACGTTCAAAAACCTGCTCGGCTGGCCCGATCTCGAGAGCGAGCTGAACAGCGAGAGCGCCGAGTACGAATACACGGCGGAACTGCTCGACCGGTTCGTTTTCGAGCTCGAGGAGGGCAACAAGCTCCCATTCGAGGGATACGAGTCGCCCGAGGGATTCATCGTCGACAAGCAGCGCGCGATGATTCAGGCCACGAGCAAGTATTTCGAGGCCAAGCGCCGGCGCGCGCCGCAGTGGAACGTCGACCTGGTGAAGCGCTGGATTGGCGAGCTCGATATTTTGATTCAGCGCGCGCAGCGGGCCGCCAACGCAGGGCCAGCGGGCGCCGGCGCGCCGGGCGGGCCCGCGCAACTTGCCCCAAGCGGGCGCCAACTTGGAGCGGCCGAGGCCGCGTGAAGGAATGACCCATGCCTGACGAAATCCCGATGCCGCCCGGCGGCGCCGAAGCTGGTGAGAGCACCTGGTCTGCCGCCGAAAAACTCGCCGACGCGCACGAGGCCAGCCTCCGCGCGAAGGGCGAGCCAATCCCGGGAGAGCAAGCCGGTTCCATTGTTAGCTCCGAGCCGGTCGTGCACACGGCCGAGGTCGTCAAACCGGAGCCAGGCAAGCTCGCCAAGCCGGCAGCAAAGCCCGCGGCAGCCGTCCCAGCCGCCGACAAGTCCGAGCTGCTCAAGCAAATCGAAGCGCTCGCGGCCAAGGCCGGCATGAAGGTCGACGCCAACCGTGTCGAGGTGGCCGAGCGGGTCGCGTTGCGCGAGGAAAAGCGGCGTTTCCGCGAGTCCGCGGCGCGCGAGCAAAGCGAAATCCGCGCTCGCCTCGCCAAGGAAATGCAGGATAGCGCCGACGCGCGCGGCAAGGCCGAGGCGTTCACCAAGGCGCTCGACGGCGGCGATTTCGACGGAATGGCGCGCGCCGCCGGGTTCAAGGACTGGCGCGAGATGCTGAACGAGCAGACCAAGCGTATGGCCTCGCCCGAATACCGCCGCGTGCAGGAGCTCGAGCGCCGCGAGCAGGAGCGCGAGCGAGCCGCGAAGGAGGCTGACGAGCGCCGCGCCGCCGCCGAGCAGCAGCAACAGCAGGCGCGCAGCATCCAAGAATACAAGGCCGCGATGGCCGACGAGTTGAAGACACACGAGGGCATGCTCGGTCGCATGGCGGCGGACCCGGACATCGTCGATCTGCTCTACCAGGTGCGCGCCGAACACTACCGCGCGACGGGTGACGAACTCGAGCTTGCGGAGCTAGCTGAGCAGCCCGCGCGCGTGCTCGGAGGCAAGAGCGCACTTGATCTTTTGCGCTCGAAGTGGGAAGCTCTGAATGAGATTTTTGGCGACCATCCCGCCGATCTGGATGAGGCTGATTCGTCAGCTGCCCGCCGAGGTGGCCAACCCTCGCGAAGCCGGGAGCGAAAGCCCCCGAAAGTTGTTTCGCAAAGAAATGCCGCGGAGGCATCGGCGCAGCCAACATTCGACGACACGCCCGAGGGACAGAAGGCCTACAAGGCTTACTTCACTCAGTTGCTGAACCAGTCGACACACCCGAGCTGAGCCCACGACTCCAGCGGCCTGGGATTTTCCCATGGCCTCGACCCTCACTACATTCGATTTCGCTCTCAAGACTCGATACACCGATCAAAAAGTCGAAAACCTGACGATGGCCGACCGGCCTCTTTTCGCGATGACCAAGCGAAACGAGGACCTGAGCGGCACGCAGCTCGTCATCCCGCTCGTGCACGTGAACCCGCAAGGCGCCGCGGGCGACGCGCTGGCAACCGCGCAGACGAACGCGACGAACGTCGTCGGTAAAAAGTTCGCCATCACGCCGGGCGATTACTTCGCCAAGGTGGACATCGGCGACAAGGTCCTCGTGCTTTCGCGCGGCAATGCCGGCGCGTTCCTCGAGAACCAGCTGGCGGAAACCGATGGCCTATACGAGCAGGTCGCGGACAATTTCGCGATCTACCAGTGGGGCGCCGGCGGCGGCGCGCTCGGTCAGCGCGCGAGCGCTGCGACCAACGTGATCACGCTGGTCAACCCGCAAGACACATTCGCCTTCGAGGAAGGCATGACGGTGGTTGCGAGCTCCGGCGACGGTACGGGCGGTTCGGACGCGCTCCGCACCGGCTCGACCACGGTGGCGAGCGTGCAGCGCGAGGCTGGCACGGTAACGCTCACGAGCGCGGCCGGCATCACTTCGTTTGCCGACAACGACTACCTGTTCCGGCAGGGCGATTTCTACGGCAATACGACCGTCGCCATCTTCAAGGGTGTCCAGGCGTTCGTGACGAGCTCGAGCGCGCCCGGTGCGCTCTACGGCATGACGCGCAGCACGGATCCGCAGCGCCTCGCCGGCTGCCGCGTGCCGAGCTCGGACTACTCGGGCAAGAACATCGAGGAGCGAATCCGCCTGCTCGGTGCGTACATGTCCGGTCGCTACAAGACGCCGGGCGGCCTCACCGGCTTCCTGCATCCCGAGGATTGGCAAAACCTCGAGACGGCGCTCGCGGCGCGCGGCCAGCGTCCGCTCACCGACGACTCGACCCGCTTCGGCTTCATGAAGCTGCAGGTGGTGATGGGCGGCAAGATCGTCGATATCTACCCGGATCGCTATTGCCCGAAGGGCACGTTCTTCGCGCTCCGGCTCCAGAATTGGAGCTTCTACTCGCCGGGCAAGCTGATTCAGACCGTCAACGGCGACGGGCTGACGATGCTGCGCAAGGCGACCACGAACGACTACGAGTTCCGGCTCAAGTCGTACCCGATCCACGCCACGAACGCGCCCGGCTACAACGGCCGGATCCCGCTGCCCTGAGGTGATCTGATGTCCAGAACTTTTGGCGACCTGATGCCGAACAACGCGCTCGCTGTGCAGGACAATCTGCGTATCGCGGCGCTCGAGATCAACATCGGCGCGACGGGCGCGGTCGGCTCGCAGATCTTTGGGCCACCCGGCGTGACTCTCACCCGCACCGGGACGGGCACCTATACGCTCGTTTACCCGGCCGCGCTCGGCGTGGCGATCGTCCCGTACATCGCGAAGAGCGCGGCGCCGACAGTGTTCGACGCGTCGGTGACGGCGAAGAGCGCAACCGCTGGCACGGCCACGATCGTGACCGCCAACGCGGCAGGAACGGCAACGGACCCGGCCAACGGTGACATCCTCGGCCTGCTCTTCTTCGCGAAGTGCTCGGCTCCGGTCAACGCCTGATGGCCAATCCGAAGTCAGGGCTCGCGCTGCTGCTCGGGATGCCCTCGAAAGGGGCCCGCTCGGGCGACAGCGAGGGGCCGAGCGACGTGAACGACCCGGGCGAGGGCGACGAGGACATGGACGCCGAGTTCGAGCAGGCGGCCGTCGACGCCTTCCCTGAGCTCGACGGGCAGCCGGAGCGACTTGCCGCGTTCAAGCAGGCCATCAAGGCGTGCATGGACAGTGACTACAGCGACGATACGTGACGTGACCGAATTCACCGAGGCGCACCGTGAGCGTAAGAACCCGAACCCTGACCAATCTGCTGGCGGACATCCGCTGGCAGGCGGACCAGCTCGGCGCCACGGTGCGCAACGATGACGCCTCGCTCACGCGCGCGCTGAACCAGTCGATCCAGGCCTTTCGGGAGTGGGTTTCCGACAACGGATTTGCCTACTACCTGAAGAGCAGCGCGGGCACGTGTCCGATCGGCGCGACCTCGCCGTATGCGTTCGGGCTCATCACCATTTCCAGCATCTCGCCGGCCGTGGTGCGCGTGTACGGCTTCGACCTCACGATCAACAACGTGATTTATTCGCTCGACGCGGTCGCGTTCGCGGAGCGGAACAACTTCCAGGGCTTCCTCAGCGATACGAATAAGTCGGGCATCCCCATCGCATTCACGATGTTCGACAACAACTCGATCGCGCTGCTGCCGCCCGCGCAGGCCGCCTACCCGTATTCGCTCTGGTACCTGCCGGTGAGCACTGACCTGTCCGCCGGATCGGACACGTTCGATGGCATTGCCGGGTGGGAAGAGTGGCTCGTGTGGGACGTGCTGGTGAAGCTCGTGGTGCGCGAGACCGATTTGGCGAAGGCGCAGCTTGCGGTCGGTGAGCGCGACAAGATTCAGGCGGCGATCCTGCGCCGCTCGCGCCACCTGCAACGACAGGGGCCGATGATCAAGCGCGACACCCGCAGCGAGAAGATGGACAAGCGCCGCTTCTTGCGGAGCAACTGGCGCGTATGACCCTGAAGCAGATTCAGAGCTTCGACACCGACGACTCTAGCAAGCTCGACCACCAGCTCACGGAGTTCGAGGACAACGTGCGCGCCGAGTGCGACTCAATCCGCAGCTCGTTCGTCGCGATCCCGCCCCGGGCGAAACTGATCGCGTCCGCAACGCGCGGGACCATTCCCGGCATTTTCGGCCAACAAATCACCGTCGATACCTCGCTCGCGGCTGGTGTTGTTTTGCTGCCTCCGCTCTCGACGAAGAACTTCGGCAAGCGGATCACGGTGCTCCGCACGTCGGCGTCAAACGCGCTCGTCGCGGCATGCCAACAACCAGGCGACACCATCGCGCTATCCACTTTCCCCCAACCGCTCGCGGCGGGCGTCACCGAAATACTGTGTGACGACTCGGGGTATTGGCTCAAATGAGCGACCTGCTACCGGTGCTGTTTTCGCGCGGCCAGAGCGAGGGCATGGATCCGCGCGTCGCGCCGCCCGACGTACATGCGGTCGCGCAGAACGTGCGCTGGCGCAAGGATGGGCGCCCCGCGAAGCGCTACGGGCTCACGCAAATCACGGCGACCGGCCTGGATTCTGGCGGCAGCACGTACGCCCAGCACAACGTCAACTTCGTAAGCAGCTGGCGCGGCGCGCCGCTTCTCGGACTCGGCGCAGGCGTGCGCCGCCTGCTCGGGCCGACCTGGTCCGATACGGCCGAGGCGAACCGGTCCCATTTGCCGCACTTCGCGCCGGGCCGCCATGACCCGATCGCTCGATCCGACCAGGCGACGCTTGCGAATTCGACCGTCGCCTACGCGAATGGCTACCTGCTCTACGCCTGGGACGACGGAGCCGCGGTTTACTGCCAAGTCGTCGACTCGAGCGGTTCGGTGCTCTTCGCGGCGCAGCTGGTGACGACCACCGGAATTTACCCGCGCGCGGTTGCGGTCGGCACGATGATCTACCTGCTCTACTTCGACACCGGCGGCGCGCTTCACATTACCTGCCAGGCGTTCGACACAACGAGCCTGTCATTCGTCTCCTCGTCGACGGTCGGAACTCTCGGCGGCGCCAACATGCGCTTCGATGCGACCTCGCGCGGATCCGATTGGCTGCTGGTCTACCAGGCGGGGGCGACTGCGATCACCGCCAAGCTCATGTCGGGCGCGTCGACGCCGGGGCTGATTCAGGTTCAAGCGATCGCAACTGGCGCCGCGCCCGGGAATTGCCTGATGACGATTGTCGGCACGAGCACGAGCGTGGTGTTCGTTGCGTGGCTCGAGCCGGCTCCTGGAAACATCAAGTTTTGCCCGTTCAATAACGCATTCACGGCGTCTATTGCTGCGGTTGCCACCGTCGAAACGGACCTCAACAACACCGACCAGCCCGGCATCGTGCTCGACAACGCCAATAACGGCGGGCTGTTTTGGGGCGGATACAATAACAATCTGTACCTACGTTACGCGGACATCTCGAGCGTTGGGGCGGCCGGAAGCGTCAGCACCGTGTGGCACCTCAGACCGTGCTCGCGCCCGTTTTACGGGAACGCCGGCAACACGACGGCCTTGGATGGCCGGTTCATTTGGTGCCAGACGCACGACACGGGGCACGCCGGCTGGAACGATCAGCGCACGCACTACCTGATGTGGTTCACCACGATCAACTCGGTGCCCAAGGCGCAGCTATGGACGCCCGGCCTGGTCGCGTCATCCAACTCGGTCGCGCACATGAGCGACATAGCGAACGACGGAAGCGCGTCGGCAAATACCAAATTCTGGACCACCTTCAATCAGGTTACGCGCGAAGGCTTCGGGTCACCTACGATTGGAGCGGACGCGATCGGGGTCGACTCCGTTTCATTCACGAGCATCTTTGCTCGACAAAGGGAAGCGGCGCGCGATACCGAGTCAGCCGGGCGCGCGGCGCAAATCTCTGGCGGCGTCCTATACGAGTTCAACGGCTCGCTCGAGGAGAGCGGGTTCATGCACGCGCCGGTGATTCAGTCGGCGACCGCGACGGCCGGCGGCGCGCTCACTGCGGGGACCTACCTCTATCGAGCCGTTTACGAGTGGCAGGACCCACAGGGGCGCCGGCACCGTTCGGCCCCAAGCGATCCGGTGTCCCTCACGGTCGCCGCCGGCAACCTGACCGGCACGCTCGCAATCGCTTCCCTTACCGGCTTCGCTCGGCGCGGTTATCCCACGGTGCACGTGTACCGAACGCTGGTCGGTGGCACGAGCTACCACCGAGTTACGCCAAATACCGGCGCGCCGGCCGCGTACAATCTCGGCGTCGCTACCATCACCTACGCGGACACCATGTCCGATGCGAACGCCGCGACCTCAGAATTCCTCTACACCGATGGTGGTGTCGTTCCCAACATCTACCCGCCGCCCTGCACGTTCCTCGCCGAGTGCAATGGGCGCATTTGGCTCGGTGGGCAGCTCGATCGCAATGTGCTTACGGCGAGCAAAGTCCTGGTGGATGGCGAGCCGACGCAATTCAGCGACGAGGCAGAGTTCTCGGTATTCCTGCCCGAGGAGTGCACCGGCATCGCGAGCATCGATGGCACGGTCGTGGCGTTCGCGCGTGAGGGCATCTACCTCATCAGCGGAGACGGACCGAATGACGAAGGGGTCGGTTCGTTCAGTCCGCCCGTCAAGCTCCCGGCCGACGTGGGCTGCATCGATTGGCGCTCAGTCGTCTCCACGTCGCTGGGCATTTTCTTCCAATCGAAGCGCGGCATTTACCTGCTGCCCCGCGGGTTCAATACACCGGCCTTCGTCGGGATCGATGTCATCGACACGATGGCGAGCTTCCCGATCTGCATGTCGGCAACGCTCGTTTCCGAGCCTGCTTCGAGCGGAAAACTCGGCGAAATCACGGTGCGATTCATGATGGCCAACGCGGAGAACTCGACGTTCGCCGTGTGCCTCGTTTACGACCTCCGCGTCGGCGGCTGGTCGGTGGATATCTCGCCCAACAACAGCCCCCAGCTCGGCCCGGCCGGAACGTGGAACGACGCTTTCGTACAAACGAAGAGCCTGTCGGGTCACTTCGATTCGATTTGGCAAGAGTCAAGTTCCACGTTCGACGACGCGGGATCGTTCGTTACGACGGAGCTCGGGACTGGAGACATCCGCCCGTTCGGGGTCGCTGGTTATGGCGGATTTGAGCGCGTGGTGGTGCTCGGAGAATACCGCGGCGCCGCGTTCGTCAACGTGACCGTCTCGGTGGACGGGGCGAACCTGGATAACTTTTCTTTCAACGTGTCCGGTGCAGATCCGGGCGCGAGCGACGGATCCGTTTACCTGGATGTGACGCCGCGCGTGCGCATGGGCTCCGCGATCCGCGTGACTGTCTCGGACACAGCTGGGACGCCGAGCGAGGGCTTCATCGCTCAGGCGCTGTTCATCGAACACGAGACCATCGGCAAAACCAAGCGCCTAGCCACGGCGCGGAGGGCGTGAAATGGCACTGAACGACACGGGTGGATACACGATCGCTCCCGACGCGGGGCCGCTGCCGAAGGTGCAACCGGGCACACCGGGCATCCCTGGACAGGCGCCGCTCGGGGCGACCCCGTACAACCCGAACGATTCGAGCACCTGGACGACCGGCGTCGCGCGCCCTGGCGACTCGTTCAACATGAGCCAGAGCGACCGCAACGCTGCGGTGACATGGGGGCAGGGTCAGAGCGGTGTTCGGCCTTGGGAGAACCGCTCCGCGAGCGCGAACGACACGCGCAACAACTTCTATTACGGAGGCACGCCGGGCGGCGCGGCCGCGTTCAATGGGCAGGTCTATCAGACCGGACAGGACCTCGGCATGGGGTTCGGCCGCGTCGAAAACAACGCCGGCTTCCTGCAAAAGAACGCGCTCGCGAACCAGAGCGACGCGCAGAGCCGTAGCCCAGGAAGGTTCCTGGATCAGTACTCGAGCACCAACAACGCTCTCGACCGCGGGTATCAACTCGGAGCGATGAATGGGCTCCAAAACTACATCGCGCAGGGGCCCGGGCCGAGCGCCGCGCAGGCGCAACTGAATCTCGCGACGAACCAAAACACCGACTCAGCGCTTGCGCTAGCGCGCTCCGGGCGCGGCATGGGCGGCGGAGCCGCGGCTATGCGGCAAGCGGTCGCGCAAAACGCGGTGACGCAGCAGAACGCGGCTAACCAATCCGCGGTGCTGCGCGCTCAGGAAAACCAGAACTGGCAGCAAAACCAGCTGAACGCCTACAACCAGCTCGGCGGGATTTCGGGCAACGCGCGCATGGGTGACGTGCAGCAGGCATCCTACACGAGCGGCACGCAGCAGGCGGCTTCGAACGCGAACGACCAAACAGCGCTCGGCTATGGCGCGCAATCGCTCGGCGCGGGCAACCTCGCGCTCGGCGCGAACCAGGGCAACACGTCTGCGCAGCTCGGTTTCGCCGGCCTGCAGAACGACGTGAACAAGTCCGCGCTGCAAGGGAACGAGAACTACGAGCAAAACCTGTACAACCTGTACGCGCACAACACGTTCGGCGCGCAGGCCCCACAGGGCACGAATTACTCGCCCTATTTTGCTGCTGCTGGCGCCGTGATCGGCACAGCGGTGGGCGGACCCGGCGGCGGCGTCGCCGGCTACGAGGGCGGCAGCGCGCTCGGTTCGGCGGTGAGCTGATGCCCAATTTCGTCGACTACTCGACCGAGAACATGAACGGCACGCCCGTTCACACGTTCCTTGACGAAAATGGGCAGGCATCGCCGCCGATGTACGGCGACCAGGCCGACGCGCTCGCCGCTGGCATCGACCAATTCAAGCAATTCCGCGCGGCCAACGCTGGCCCGGACATGCGCGTAGCGGGCCCGGGCGGCGGCATCCCGGAAGACAGCACCATGACCGGCTCCGGGCAGCTGAACCAGTCGGCGGGCCCCGCGGCAGCGCCGGAAGGCCCCAATCAATCCGTCGCGCCCTCCTCCCCTTCGACTCCCCAGCGGGAGGGCGGCGCGGCGCCTTCGTACTCTGCCGAGGATGCCCAGAGAGAGCAGGCGGCGCGCGAGGCGGAGCAGGCCGCAGCGATCCACAAAGCCGCGGCCTCGGGCAACCTCATCGCCGGGCAGAACGATCCGGGCGCATTCATCAACGCGCCGGTACAGGGCACGTCGCGCAGGCAGCTGCAGGCGCGCGCGGCCGGCTCGGTGGCCGTGCCGAAAACGGGCGAGGAGACGGTCGAGGGCGCGGCGCCGTACGACCAGGACGCGGCAGAAGAGCGAGCGAACGCAGATATCGACATGCGGCTTGCGAAGCAGAAACAAGCCGAGATGCTGCAGGCGCGCGCGGAGCGGGATGCGGCCATGTTCGATCAACAGGCCGCGATCGCCGCGGCGAAGCTGCAGCACGAGCAGCAAAAGCAGCAGCTCGTCGAGGATGGCGTGCAGCAGGACTACGCGACGGCGCGCGAGTTCCGCGACCGCGTGGCCAAGCAACAGGTCGACCCGAATCGGCTTTTCAGCGGAGATCGCGGCGCGTTCAACACGATCGCGGCCGTCATCGGGCAGGGACTTGGTGCGTTCGCGGCGGCGGGCGGCGGAACCAACAATTTCCGCAACAACGGCGCCCAATCGCAGAACTTCGCCAAGGAGATCATCGATGGCGCCATCGACCGAGACATCCGCGCGCAAGAGGTGAATATCCGGAACGGGCAAGAGGCGTCGAACAGCCAACTGAACGACATTTACCGTCGCCTCGGGGACATGAACCAGGCGAAAGCCGTGCTCCGCTCGATGCAGCAGGACTACGCCGGCATCCAAATGAAGGCGCTCGCCGCGCGCGACGGCTCCGCGGACGCGCAGAACGCCTACGAGCAGTGGGAGGCAGCAAACGCAGCCGACCGCGCCGAGCAGGAACGCAAGTTCCAGGCGGACGCCTACGGCAAGCACACGATCAAGATCGCGCAGCAATACGTGCAGCCGGGCGGCGGCGGCCCGCCTTCGCTCGACCTGCAGCTGAAGCGCGCGCGCGCGCTGGGCGAGCTCGGTCAGCTCGGCAATCAGGGCGCATCGCAGCAGGCGGAGCTCGACCTGAAGCGCTCCGAGGCAGCGAAGAACAACGCGGAGGCCGCCAAGTCCGGGACCGATGCGAGCTACAATTCGGAGGTCGAGCCGGTCGACACCGCGCTCACTGCGCTCGACGCGCTGGCACAGAAGTACGGGTATTCGGTCGACCCGCGCACCGGGAAATTCAGCGAGGGCGCGAGCTCGGGCTCCGGCTTCCCGCGGGACATCGTGCCGGGCGTCGACACGCCGACCACTGGCAACTTCAAAAAGGAGCTCGCGAACGTCAACACTCTCCATTCGATTGCCATGACCGGCAACAAGCGCGCGAATCCCGAGCAGGCCGAGGCGACGGGCGCCAAGGCCGGCGTGCTCAATGACACGACGCGCGAGCAACTCGAAAACATGCGCGCGAACCTCATCGCCAAAAAAGCATCGCTTGGCACGGGGACGACGCCGCGCGCGCGCGCCATGCGAGCCGGGCAGCGTGTTCAGGTCGGGGTCGAGAACAACCAAGCCGCCGCGAGCGACGACATTCGAGAAGAGTGATGCCGGAGCCCACCGAACAACCT